TTCGTCACAACGTCACCGGTCACCGACTCCCTTCATGTCGAGAGAGACGACTGATGAAGGGAGCCACCTTGCCGAAGGTGCGCACTATCTACCGAAGCGGAAGCCGCTTCTACGTCCACCCGGAAGATCGGGAACGCATCCATCCTGGTGTGACGTCCATCCTGGGCATGCTGCCAAAGCAGAACTTCCTAGCCCCGTGGCAGGCGAAGCTCACCGCAGAGCTTGCCGCTGATTCGCTCAACTTCATCGCTGACATGTTGGCGCGTGCTGGGCGCGAAAGCGTCGTTGATTACCTGAAGGGTGCTGCCCGCCGGTACACGAAGGTTCGCGCTGACATTGGCTCCGAAGCCCATGACATGTTCGAGCGCATGATTCGCGGCGAAGGCGGCTTCACTGAGCTGAACTCGCGCGGTCAGTACGTTGTGCGCGTGTCGCCCGATATGGAGCCGTACCGCAAGCACTTCCACGAGTTCCTTGAGGCGGTGAACCCTGAGTTCGTTCGCGCTGAAGACGTGGTGTGGTCGGACACGTACGGGTATGCCGGCTCGTTCGACGTGTGGCTGTACGTGTGGCTGGACGAGAACGGCAACCCGACCCCTGACCGTTCCGGTACCCGGCACCTGATCCTGGGCGACTGGAAGACGGGTAAGAACACGTACCCGGACGTTGCGCTTCAGCTTGCCGCGTACGAGCGCGCTGACTACGTCCTTGACCCGGACGGTAACGCTGAGCCCCTGCCGGAGTTTGACGGCGCTGCGGTGCTTCACATCACGGACGAGACGTGGGCGTTCAAGCCTGTCGACACGAGTGATGACGTCTTCGCTGAGTTCCTGCGGCTTCGGGGCACGTTCGATTGGGACCGTGAACTGTCGCGCAAGGTGATCGGGAAGCCCATCGCGAAGAAGCTTGCCGGCAAGCTCGTGACGGGTACGCAGAGGCGGGCGCGCTGATGGCTGACTTCTGGCGTGTGAAGCCTGGGCAGTGGCCCGTGCGCAACTCTGAAGTGCGGGTGCAGCTTAGGCGTAAGACGTTTGTCGGCTCTGTTGTGCTGGATGAGTTCCGCACTTGGGTTGACGACGTTGCGCCGGCCATTGCCGTTGAGCGCGCGAAGAATGTGATCAGGGAGCGGCGGGCACGCGAAGACTCCGTGCACGCTGTGCTCGGTGACACCCCCGTGAAGGAGGCGTAGCCGTGCAGGCGTACAGGAAGACGTCCACGCGTGACCCGTACTGCGTGTATCTCACCAAGGAAGACGCCATGGACATCATGGCTGAGGTGTCCGAGGCGCAAACTGAGCCGTTCAAGCTCACGGCGTACCCGACGCTGGCCAAGCTCGCGGCCAAGTTGGACAAGGTCTACGGCAGTAAGGAGGCGAAGCGCGCATGAGCGGTCCGAACTGTCTTTGCAACCCTCAGAAGTCTGGTCTGTGCGGTAGCTGCGGGGGCTAGTCACCGACTCCCTTCGTGGTACGTGCAACCGACTGAAGGAGAGAATCCCTTGCTCGACTTTCTGAAGATGTTCGTGGTGGCGTTCGTGCTGTCGGTCCTGGGGCTGTGCGCTTCGGCGTTCGCGCTCATGATCTATGTCGGCGTGTGGCACGGGTACAACGCTTCGGTGCCGGCGGTGGGCTTCATCGACTCGCTGTTCACCGTGGGCGTGCTTTCGCTGCTGGGCATCCTGGGTGCCAGCGTGAAGCGCAAGTAGCAGCCTGCCGGGCCCACGGGCCACACGGAACCCCTCAGTGCCTCACAAGGGCGCTGGGGGGTTTTCTGCGTTGCTGCGCCAAGTCACCGACTCCCTTCACAGCAAGAGACAGGAGTAATCGGGCGGGTGAGAGGTGTCGAATCCCTCTTGCCCGCCCCGGCAAGGGAGATCCCACGTATGGCGCGCAAGAGCATTTGGGCGAAGGACGAAGAGAACAAGCCGAAGGAGCGGGTTTCCTACTCGGATGACACCGTTGGCCGGCTGCACTCCGGCTATTCGGAGTTCGACGAGAAGACGAAGAAGGTTCTTCCCGTCGCGCTGTCTGAGTGGCGCTTCTCGACCGGTGACAAGACCGTTGCCGATGCGGTGGCTGGGCTCTTCGGCGGTGAGCCCGTTGAGAATGACGAGTCGGCGTCTGAGAACTTCATTGACGTGTTCACCACGGCGGCGAAGGTCCCGGTGATCATCGAGCAGGATGGCATTTACTGGGACATGAAGCAGTGGATCAACGGCAAGCTTGTCCACCACTGCGACGGCTTCAACTTCCTGAGCCATCCCAGCAACGACGAGATGATCGGTGCCGAGTGCGGGTGCCCCACGTTGTTCGCTGAGCGGAAGCAGGCGGCGAAGGACTACCAGGGGCCGAACCCTGCGATTGAGGTGAAGTTCCGTCTCGCTGACGCGCCGGAGCTTGGTGAGTTCAAGTTCACTACCGGCTCTTGGACCCTCTTCAAGGTCATTCACGAGTCCGAAGGCGCGCTAGAGAACGTGGGCGACACGGCGACCGGTTCGCTTGAGCTTGAGTACGTCGAGTACACGCCGAAGAAGGGGCCGATGCGGAACAAGCTTGTTTCGTACACGAAGCCCAACATCAACATCGGCCGCGCGTATGCCGGCGCAGATGCTGAGTGACGAAGGGCGCGCGAATGTGGCGCGATTCCTGAAGGGTGCTGATGATGCGTACATCCGTCGGCCCCTTTGGGAGTTCCGCCCGTCTTACCGCGCGCACGTCATCCATGAGCGGCGGGTGCGCTTCGGAGTGCCTACCGCTGACGACTTTGATCCGGAGTACCACTAGTGGGCAAGCGCGGAACGGTCACCGACTATGCGGGGGAAGCCCTGTATCAAGGTGACTTGATCAACTACGCCACCCGCTGCGGGAACGGCACGCGCGCCACTGACGCGATCATTCGAGCCATCAAGGTTCGATACGCGTTCGGCAAGCGCATCCCGTTCCTTCTCGTTCAACCGACGGGCGTGGAATCGCGCAGCGGGTTGGACGAGCGCAAGACGCTGCGCAAGGAATGGATAGGCACGGAGCACGTGCGCTTGCTGCGTAGCAATGTGACCGGTGAACAAGACAGATGACGACTGGCCCCCTATGGCAATGCGCCGTAGGGGGTTCGTCGTGTTTATGGCACTCACGGTGAGTAGGTAGGAATGGAACAGGGAATTACTGGCACTTCCGCCCCGGCGCTGGGGGATCTTCGCGCACTAGGTGCGGGTCACACGGTGTGGGTTTATGCGGGTGCCGAGAAGCGCGCCGACTGGGCTCGGTATGCCGACGCGATAGGCGCGGCTGTGCTTCGTGGCGCTGACGTCAGGTGGGTGCGTCGTGGCGCATGAGCCGAAGTGCCCGTGCCAGCCGTGCCGCAACAGGCGCCGGAAGGGGTACATCAAGGACTATTACCGGAAGCTTCCGCCGGACAAGCGCCACACGCTGAGTCAGAAGCGGCGGGCAACCGCGTACGGCGTTGAACATGCGGAGTACAGCCGTGCCGCGATCATGCGCCGTTGGGGCTACCGCTGCGCCTACTGTGACGCGCGCGCTGAGCATCTTGACCACGTCCACCCGCTGAGCAAGGGCGGCGCTGACGCTGAGCACAACATGGTGCCGGCGTGCGCGAAGTGCAATCTGTCGAAGGGTGCGAAGACGCTTGCTGAGTGGTCGCTGACGTTCGGTCCGAAGCCGGCAGGTCACCGACTCCCTTCTGAGCCCGCGAAGGACGAGAGAAGGGAACCACCGTGGAGTTCGTAGAGATCCTGGGGCGCTTCAAGGAAGTCAGCGAAGAGGCGGACGGCGGGTATCTGGCCGTGTGTCCGGCGCACAACGACTCGCGTCCGTCGCTGCGCATCTGGCGTGGTGACGACGACAAGGTTCGGATGTCATGCCGTGCGGGTTGCAATACGGGTGACGTGATCCGCTTCGCTGACCTTGTGTGGGCGGATCTGTTCGACGTGACCGGGGAGGGCAACACGGTTCCGCGTGAGGCTCCGAAGATGGTGACGGGTGCCCCGGTGACGCGGCTCCGCATGTGGCTGGACGCGCTTCCGCTGGGTGACGTCACGTACGCCGAAGACCGATTCGGTATCGACCCTGAAACGGCTGAGCGCCTGGGGCTGAGGTTCATGGACGTCGATTTTGACGGCACCCGTAACCCCTCATTTGTCTCCCGCTCGTTCTCGCGCTTCCCGCGCCTCGTGGTTCCGCTGGACGGATTCGACGGCGTGACCCGTGGCGCTCAGGGGCGAGACTTGAGCGGCAAGTGTCCTGGGCGGTGGCTGAGCCTGAGCAACCCTGAGGGACAGCGGTGGGCTCCGTACGGCGTGTTCCGGGGCGAGTCTGGATATGGAGTCGTTCTCATCACTGAGGGGCCCGGAGACGCGCTCACAGCCGTTTCTGTCGGCTATGACGCTGTTGCCGTCCGGGGCGCTTCGCTGGTCAACAATCCTGAGCTTGTTGCGGAGTTGGCCGCTGGGCTGAAGGGCTTTCAGGTGGTGGTTGCCGGCGACAATGATGCGGCGGGCAACGGCTTCACGCTCCGGCTGTCTGAGGGACTTGCCGCGCACGGAATCGACGTGTACGCGCTGACGCTGCCACATGCCGGCGACGACCTTACGGATTGGCGCGCACGCGTTGGGGATGACTTCGCGTCCGACTTGCACGCCGCTGTTAAGCACGCTCGACCGGTGAAGGATCGCGCGACCGTTGAGGCGCAGCACCGTAAGGCTGAGGTTGCGAACCGTACCGGCGCCGTTCAGGTGTCGAGCGATCAGGGGGCTGACGCTGCCCGCATCCTGGGTGAGCTTGTCACCACGTACGGCGAGTCTGACGCCATGAATGCGCACGCGCTTGTCGCGTGGACGGACGGGCGGATCAAGTACGCGCCTGGGCTGGGCTACTTCGTGTGGGACGGCGTGACGTGGGTGAAGTCTGCGACGCGCGTGCGGCAGGAGATTCACGCCATGGGTGCGGCGCTCGTGCTCGCTGGGTGCCTGCCGGAATCGCGCGGCTTCACCATGACCACGCGCATTGATGCGCTCATGACGGAACTTCGCAGCGTCCCCAGCGTGTATGTCGACGCGGAAGAGTTCGACGCGAAGCCGCATCTGTTGAGCTTCACGAACGGTGTCGTCGACCTTCGTACGGGCAAGCTGCGCGCGCACGACAAGAGCGACATGTTGACGGTGACGCTGCCTGTCGACTATGACCCGACGGCTCAGGCGCCCCGCTGGGAACAGTTCATCACTGAGATTTTCCCGGACAACGCTGATCTTGCGAGCTACGTTCGCCGGCTGGTCGGCTACGGCATCACGGGCAACACGTCTGAGCAGTGCTTCGCTGTGCTGTGGGGCAAGGGCGCCAACGGTAAGAGCGTGTTCACGGAGACGTTGACTGACGTGTTCGGGCGGATCACGAAGACGACTCCGTTCGCCACGTTCGAGGACAAGGGCAGCGGCGGGGGCATTCCGAATGACCTTGCTGCGCTTCGTGGTGCTCGGCTTGTCATGGCGTCCGAAGGCGAGTCGGGCAAGCCCATGTCGGAAGCCGTGCTAAAGCGGGTCACGGGTAAGGACAAGGTCACGGCGCGTTTCCTGCGTCAAGAGTTCTTCACGTTCGCGCCCACGTTCCTGATCATGCTTGCGACGAACCATAAGCCGAAGTTCAAGTCTCAAGACGAAGGGCTTTGGCGGCGCGTGAAACTGATTCCTTTTACGCGGTACTTCGCGCCCCATGAGCGTGACTACGACCTTGACAGGAAGCTTCGCGCTGAGTCTGCCGGCATTGTGGCCTGGGCGGTGCGCGGTGCTGTCGAGTGGTACGCGAACGGGCTTCGTGATCCTGAGTCCATCAGCAGCGCAACGCGCGAATACCGGGCAACGTCCGATGCACTTGCCGGCTTCTTCCCTGGCGTGCTTGACGAGGCTGACGAAACGCACGTGTTGCCGGGCGCTGACGCGTACACGGCTTACACGGATTGGTGTGAGGCTGAGGGATTGCAGCGCAAGGAGGTGTGGTCACGGAAGGCGTTTTACGGCGCCATGGAAGAGCGCAACGTGACGAAGAAGAAGACGAACAAGGGCATTGCGCTGGTCGGCGTGAAGTTGGCTGACGCACCGGTTGCCGTTGGTCCGGGAATTTTCGGCAAGGACGTGTAGCACGTCACCGACTCCCTTCGTGGCACACGTCACGAAGGGAGTTTTTTCATGATTCATTACAGCCATGGTGTGAACGGCGAACCGATCACGGTTTACGTGCCGGAGACAGACGCTGACCTTCGCACATTCATGCATTGGGCGCGCAACAAGCCCGTGCTTGCGCTGGATACGGAGACGACCGGGCTCGATATCTATTCGGCCGGCTATCGGCTCCGCACGGTTCAGTTCGGCACCGCTGACGAAGCCTGGGTCATTCACTATGAGTTGGGCGGCCGGTTCGTTGAGGCGGCTCAGTACGTGCTCCGGCACTGTCCGCGCTTCCTGATCCATAACGCCATGTTCGATTGGCTTGTGTTGGACGCGCACGCGGGTGTGTCGCTGGAGTCGCTTGCCCCGCGCACAACGGACACGAAGATCAAGGCCACGCTTATTGACCCGCGTCAGCCGATGGAAGGCGGCATCGGTACCGGCCTGAAGCCGCTGAGCGCGTTCTACATCGACCCGGCGGCGCCGGACACGCAAGGTGACCTTACGGCTGTGTTCCGCTCGCTGGGGCTGACGAAGGCGACCGGGTGGGCGGGTATCGACCTTCGGCACCCCATTTACAACTTGTACGCGGGCTTGGACGTGATCTACACGGCGCGCCTGAATCCGAAGCTCGACGCGGAACATGAGCGGCTTGGTGTCCGGCCGGCGCTGGTCGACTATGAGCACGAGATAGCCCACATGTGCGCCCACATGCAGCGTGCCGGGCTCGTGCTGGACCTTGACTACGTCGACACGTTGCGTCGGATGCTGCGCGAAGACGAAGCGAAGCACTTGACCATTGCCGCTCGTTACGGCGTCGAGTCGGTGAACTCCGGCGCTCAGGTGTCCGAGGCGCTGCTAGCCATGGGCGAGACGCTGACTGACCGTACTGACGGCGGCGCGCTGAAGGTTGACAAGGCTGTCTTGCTGCGGCTTGCCGACCTTGATCGGGATTGGAAACCGATTGGGTCGCGCACCCCTAACCCTCTAGCTGACGCTGTCCTTCGCAGCAAGCGCGCCGGCAAGTGGGTAACGACGTACGCCGACCGGTTCGCCGCGAATGTTGATCCGTCCGGGCGCATCCATCCGATGATCAACACACTTCAGGCGCGCACGGGCCGCATGTCTATCAGCGGTGACCTTGCCGCGCAGACGCTGCCTTCGTCCGATTGGATGATTCGCCGCGCGGTGCTCGCTGACCCTGGCCACGTGATCATCAGCACGGACTTTCAGGCGATCGAGATGCGCGTGTTGGCGGCGCTCGCGGACGTGAAGAAGATGAAGGCCGGGTTCGTGTCCGGCGGCGACGATTTCGATATCCACATGTACACGGCTCAGCTCATCAAGGGTGCCGGGGCGACAGCGAAGGATCGCAAGGTCTTCAAGGGCGCCGGCTTCGGCAAGGTGTACGGCGGTGGCGTGGTCACGATCGCGCGGCAGACCGGGGCGCCTGAGGCTGAGATTGCTCGTGCCATCGCTGCGTATGACCGTCAGTTCCCTGAGATCAAGCGTGCGTCGAGCCGTTGGCAGCGGGAAGCGCGCGCGACGGGGCTCGTGACTGTATCGGTGACTGGTCGCCGGCTTCCGCTGGACCGTGACCGTATGTACGCGGTTGTCAACTATCAGTGCCAGTCGGCGGCGCGTGACGTGCTGGGTCAGGCCATGATCAACATGCGTGACGCCGGCCTTCTCGACTACTGCAAGTTGCCGATCCATGACGAGATGGTTGCGTCGGTCCCGAAGGCTGAGGCTGAGGACTTCGCGCGTGAGTTTGAACGCTGCATGTCAATGGACCTGTACGGCGTTCCGGTGACCGCTGACGCTGAGATTGGCGGGCGTTCGTGGGGGTCGCTGTACGGGGCTGACTTCTAGATCGGGCGTGTTTGGTAACGCGCGTATAACGATCGAAGGTACTCACGATGAGTAGGTCACTCCGCTTCTGAAAGACGATCAAAGCCCCGTTACCTGTAAAGGGAAGGTAACGGGGCCCCTGGCATATGCCTGATTCGTACATCCAAAGGATGAGACGGGGTCACGCCTTCGAATCCCTGTAACCCCCTTCCGGCCCGTGCGGGTCATCACGGGTGCCCGGACGGAAATCGAACCTACTCACGTGAGTGTGTTCGGGTTATGTTCGAGCTGCACGACGGACCGGAACTGATCAACCCCCGTCGGCAAGAGTCGGTGACCTTGATTGGTTGCCCTCACCTGCCCGCACGTGGGGTGAGCCTTGCCGTGAAGCGGTTGTGACGCACTCCGTCGCTCCCTAAGTCACCGACTCCCTTCAACCGGAATCAAACGACTTAGGGAGTCACCCCATGCTGTCCTTCGACACCATCAAGGCCGCGCAGAACCACGACGAACTGTCCGCCCGTCTGAACGCTCAGCGGGAAGTGATCGAGCACATCGAGTCGCGCGTGATCTCCCTCGCTGACAAGGCGGCGCGCCGCATGGCCCCCCACGGTGGTGCCCGTTACGCGGACTACCGTGACGAGTTCGCTCAGGTTGGCCGCATCGCTGCGTTCGAGGTTCTGGACCGGTTCACCGACACGACCGTTGACGCGTTCGAACGCCTCGTGTACACGACGGTTCAGCGCACGCTGTTGGACGCTGTTCGCGCCGAACGGAACTTCGGGGCTGACGACAAGGCGGTCAAAACGTTCGCTTCCATGCTTGAGGTTGCTGACGACGACATGTTCGAAGCGATGCGGCTTGCGCAGACTGTCCCGCCGAAGGGAAGCGGCTACCGGCTGAGCGCTCAGCGTGCCAATGCGGCTCGTCTCGCGTGGCTGGGCGCCGTTTCCATCGACAAGGTCGCGGGACCCGGTGGTGACCAGCATGGGGGCGGCTCGATCGCTGACACGCTTGCGCACCACGACGAAGAGGTTGACGGCGAGATTCGCCCGAAGGTTGGCCGGGGCGCCGTGATCGAAGCCGTCACCGTGATCGCGCGGTACGTGACTGTCCCGAAGGATGAGAAGAGCCGCACGGCACTCGCTGAGGCGCTTGAGGTGTTCCGCACGGGGTTCGGCAACGGGCACGACCTTGAGGCGCTTGAGGACGTCATCAGCGTGCCGCGTGACCCCAACACCCGCCGCTACGTGCTCGACGCCATGGCCGTTCTCGCTGCCGCTGTTTCCACTGCCACGGAAGGCGCCGTTGACGACGAGCTGATGGGCGCTTCGGACGTTCGCCGCGCTGACGACTCCGCGAAGCACGCACGTGTGAACTCCGTCCTTGACTCCATGGGCAAGGCACAGCGGGACGTCCTTCGGCACTCGTTCGGCATCGGTGACGTGCTCGATTTCGGGTGGGGCGACGGGTGTGACCTGCCGGGGCTGTGCGAGTTCCTGGGCATGACGTACGACAACGCGAAGCAGCACCGGGCGAAGGGTCGCAAGTCGTTCGCGAAGCGCTACGTGGCCGTTGTGGGGCTCGACAAGCCCGCCTTTGCCGCTGTCCTTGAAGCCGCTGCCGCCGCGAATCTGACGCGTGGTGGGCGCAAGTAGTCGACGTTTTGGGGCGGAGCCACACGGGTTCCGCCCCCTAGTCACCGACTCCCTTCATGGCCCACAACAAAGGAGAAACGCAATGATCTTCAAGCTTGAGAACGGTTACCGCGTGCGCACCACTCGCGTTGACAGCGGCGTTGAGTTCGAGACGCGCAACGCGAACGGCAACACGATCAGCACGGTCGTTCACCCGCACGCTGAGGCTGTTCCGCTGATCGCCCGGCTTCGTATCGCGGACGGTATCCGCTTCTGTCGGGTGTACGGCGGCGGCGTTCGCTAGCACCACGGGGCTTCGGCCCCACTCGCCCCGGTAGCTCAACGGAAGAGCATCCCGACCTAGGGCCCGTAAGGGTGCAAGGGACGACGCGGGTTCGAATCCCGTCCGGGGCACGCAAACACAAACCAGCAGCGAAGGGGGCGCGCCGTGCGCATATGGAGAGTGGCCCACGAGTCAGCTCAGTTCGAAGGTGTCCCCGCCGGCCCGTACAACGGTGGCGCGGAATTGCCCGAAGGCGTGGCCGCGAAGCTCGGCGGCATGTTCATAGAACACTGCGACAACAACCACCCTTCACCCTTCCACCCGGACAGCGGCCTTCGCGGCATCAACCCGAATGAGCGTTGCGGGTTCGACTCGCGGGAAGCGCTGAGCGATTGGTTCGAAGGGTTCCTGCCCTTGCTCGCTGAGTGCGGGTTCCGCGTGTACACGTACGACGTTCCCGATTTCGCGTGCCGTGTGGGGTTCGCCGGCCAGACCGTGTTTGACAAGTACGAGGCGACGGAGCTCACCGTTGAGCCCTTCGCGCTGAAGCCGCAACAAATCGCGCTGTTCACCTAAGGAGAGAGCACACATGATGAGTGTCACGAACGAGACGAAGGCTGAACTTGTGGCGGAGAGGGGCCGCGTGGTCGGCTTCATCAAGTCTTCGGAGCCGGGAAAGATCAGCCTTGCCGTTCCGGGTGACCGCGCCGTAATGACGCCGGCTCAGGCACGTCAGCTTGCCGCATGGCTCATTGAGGAGGCTGGGCAGGCTCACCCGAAGGAGACGGTTGCCGCTCGTGCCGCACGCCAGTACAGCGCAGAAGAGCGTGCGCGACAGGCTTCAATCCGCGATGCGCTGGGCGGACGAACCTTCACGCGCCGTACCTACTGAACCCGAAGCCGCTTCCGCATGACGACGTGGGGCGAACCTACTCACAGTGAGTGGGTTCGCCCCGTTTGGAGAGACTGCCTTGAAGGTTGATGTACTTGCGTACACGATCGTTGACCCGCTGGTCATGTACCGCGCATACGGGTACGCCATGGGTGGTATCGAAAGCGCAACTTCCCCCACAGACGCCGATGCGCTTGCCGAAGCCGCCGGCCGCATCTGTTACAAGTCCTTCGGACGCAAGAACCCCGACACGGCGACCAACCAACTGTACTTGGACAACATCCTGGGGCAGGGTCACTACAGCGTGCTGGAACACAGCTCCGTGACGTTCCTTGTCCGTGACGTGTCCCGCGCACTGCTGACGGAGCTGACACGGCACCGACACCTGAGTTTCAGCGTGGTGAGTCAGCGGTATGTCAACTACGCCGACACTGAGCCTGTCATTCCTCCCGCGCTGCGCGATGATCTGTACGCAACCGAGACACTGCGAGAGGCGTACGCGGAAGACGTGCGCACATACACGGACCTGGTCAAGTACCTGACTGAGGACCGAGGACTCAAGCGCAAGCAGGCACGCGAGGCTGCGCGAAGCGTTCTGCCCAATGCGGCGCCCGTTGACATGGTGGTAACCGGCAACCTGCGCGCCTGGCGAGATGTGCTGGGCAAGCGCTGGCACGTTGCGGCGGACGCTGAGATCCGGGAGTTCGCCGGGCTCGTGCTAACGCACCTTCGCGAAGTTGCACCCAACTCCGTTCAGGATGTGCCGGCCAAGCCTTACGGGGGTGTTGAGCAGTGAAGGCGGGTTGGTTCTTCGTTGTGAAGGAAGCTTGTTTCGGTGCGATCACTGTGCAGCTTCGTGAGCCCCGAAAGCGTTTCGGCAGTCGGCTGCTGATCTCTCACGACGTGTGGCCCGGTGACCATGAGTCGGGTGCGGCGGCAGTCGAATACGGCAAGGCGCGGGCACTCGCACGCTGGGAGTTGAACGAGTCGGATCGCCGGAAGTACCGCGAAGCGTTGGAGTTCACGAAGTGAGCGACCCGAAGCCGGGAACTGTCCAATGGGAGCGCAATCGCGCCGACTACTGGTTTGCCGCGTACTCGCGCATGGCGGACGAGCGCACAGCAGCCCTGAAAGACGCGCGCATGTGGCGTGACCGGTTCTTTCGTGCGATGCGACAGCTAAGGAAGGTGCGCACGTGAGTGCGCCGATAGCGGGAACGGGTCGGAAGCGATGGCACCGAAAGCGGAGTAAGGGTGTCAGCGCCAATAGCCGAATCATCCCGCACCGCTACGCCGACGAAGGCGACAGAGGCGCGTGGTTCCGCCGGCTGATCCGTAGCCGCGAAAACAGTTTCTGGCGAAGGGAGTTGCTGTGAGCAACGCCGAAGGCAACCCGTTCCTGTCCCTCTCACCCGCTGCTGTCGATGTGCTGGACGACATGCGGGAAGAGTGGAACGACCGTGAACGGCACGGAGAGTTGAACGGTGGCTGGGGCTACGGTCCGGCCAAGACTGAAGCGCTCAGCGCACTGAACGAACTGATTTGTGCGGCATGGCGCGTGCGCGTGAACTACGCCGACGTTGAGGAGAACAAAGCGTGAGCAACACCCTGGTCATGTTCGGTGCAACGTGGTGCCAGCCGTGCAAGGCAACCCACCCGCTCGCTGTCGACGCTGCGGAAGCTGCGGGTATCGAGTTCGAGTACGTTGATGTGGAAACGTACGACTCTCGTGCCAGTGATGTAACAACCGTTCCCACACTGCGCGTGTACGACGAAGATGGTGAGCCGGTTGCTGAGCATCGGGGCGGGGCAACGTTGGGCCAAATAGAGGCCCTGATCGGGGGATGAGCTCATGAGTCTGCGTCGACGGTTGATAACGAACGTGGCGTGGAACGTGAGCTTCTTTGTGGGCCCACTGATCCTCTTCCATGCAGCCCGCGCGGTGACGCTGTGGGGCGCATACAAGGGTTGGTGGGCCCTTTCGATGAACATGCACTAGGAGAGTGGCTATGGGCGTGCGCTTCACGGATCGTGACGGTGCAACGTGGGAGATGTCCAGTCCGACGGAGGCGCGTTGCCTAAACGAGCCGGACGTGAACCCGAACGATTGGAAGCCGGGCGTGCCGGTGTATCTGCTCGACATTGCGCGTAGCTACGGGCCGCTTGAGTTCGCGGGTGTGGTGACCTATGCGCCCTGATTGGGACACGTACTTTCTCGACATTGCCGCTGTCGTGTCGTCGCGCGCTGACTGTACGCGCTCCCAGGTTGGCGCCGTTCTCGTGAACGCTTCCAACGAAGTGCGCGGCACGGGTTACAACGGTGCGCCGGCGGGTGTGCCAGGGTGCGCTTCAGCGGGTGCGTGTCCGCGCGGTCAGCTCACGTACGCGCAGTGTGCGGCGAACACGGATTACAGCAATTGTGTGGCTGACCACGCTGAGCGTAATGCGATTCGTCATGCGCCTGCCGCTGAGCTTCCTGGGGCGACGCTGTACGTGACGCGTGAGCCATGTCCTTCGTGCTGGACGCTGATCCGTGCGAGCGGGATTCGTCGCGTCGTGACCCCTGAGGTTGACCTACTCACGTGAGCCGCTACGGCGTTGGAGCTGACAAACGCGCGTGGTTCGTGACGCGGGATAACGTCCGGGTGCGGGGCATAGGAGTGTTCAGGCACAAGGCTGACGCTGAGCACGTTGCGGCACGGCGGAACGAGGGTAAGCGCACGTACGGCACTCTCCCTTCCGCGTCGTGTTGACCTACTCACGTGAGTACCTTATAGTCTCCTTGTCAGCGGGAAACGACGAAGGGCACAAGGACATGGCTACTCGATACTTCGCCTACTGCGCCACGAAGGGTTGCCGCGAGGCACGCCCGTTCCTCACGTTCGAGCGCAACGGGCGGCCGATGATCCGTTCCGCTGAGCACGGGCTTATTGACCTGACCGACGCCGCTGTGTTCCGCCCCGCCGGCGCTGCCGCTGCCATGACTCGACGTGGGATTGTGTGCCCCTCTCACGGACCGATGCGGGTGGAAGGCATCAAGGCCACGTACAACCCGGACAAGGTCTGTGACGGACGTTGCACGCACGCTAAGCGGGCATCCTGCGACTGTTCGTGTGGCGGCGCGAATCACGGAAGTTCGTTCTAGCGTGTGGTCGAAACCCCCAACCTACTCATTGCGAGTGGGTTGGGGGTTTCGTGCGTTAGTTGACACTCGTTCAACTTGCCTAAGAGGCAAGGAACTTTTTCATCCTGGCATGTGTCAGTGGTCGGGCGTAGAGTCGTCCACACGTTCGAGGGGCACACGAAACCTTCACGAATACTTCGAATTGATGACACACGCCGATGGGTGTACGCCTCAGGTACTGGAGGTGTTGCGCCTGTCGGATGACTCGAAACAGTCTGTTGAAGACTCAACATGGGAGCACACATTCCGCCTTTGGGGGGCGACTACATGCACACTGCACCTTTCACCCTTGCGTTGTCCGCCTGGGTACCGTCCGGGGCCGCTCAGGCGTGGCTTCCGTGCACCTTGCTGGGCACGTCGATGGGCGAGGAACCCATTACAGCGTGCGGGGAGCTGCGTGCTGTTCTCGTGGCGCATTCACGGCTTCTCGCACGCATTCTCAGCGCTCCGCCGGCACCGAAGTACGCCGGATTTCGCATCATCGGACGGCGCAAAGACAGCGGCATCCTCGTGGCAGAAGTCGAGTGGAAGCGCTCAGCGGAAACGGGCCAACTCATCCCGGACGGCGACGTGTTCACCGCGTGCGAGTGGGTTCACGGGGCCTAGTGGAACCTGCCGTTCCGCATGGTGTATGTTCACGGAATATTTGCAAATTGGATACAAGTTTAGGGGGGTTTCATGAGTCGGCTAGTGCTGTCCGCTGCCGCGTCTGCTGCTGTTTTTGTCACCACGTTGGGTGCTGTTGCGTATAACGCTGACGCCGACTCCAGACAGGGGCACGACAGCGCGCCTGACGTGCTTCCGGAGCCCGACGCGACCGTTGCGGAGCCGTTCGCTAGCACGCCGCCGCAAGGTGCCGTAGGGCCCATGACAGCCACTGCGTCGCCCGTCCCGCTGCCTGCCAAGCCGAAGCACGCTAAGCCGCCTACTGCGACCCCTGAGCCGGCCAAAACGCACCATGCGAAGCCCCGGCACGCGAAGCCGAAGCACCATGCGACACGCGCCCCGGACGCTGGTGACGACGGACCCTTCAGGGATGCCGAAGGCGATGGAAAAATCATGGATGACCTGTTTGGCACCGTGCTTCCGGACGGCGTTCTGCCCATGGGTGGCAATGGGGGCAAGCCCGTAGACGTCAGCGGCAACGACAGCGGCAGGCGCGGGCACCACCACAGACACCACCACTGGCGTTAGGCACGTCACCGACTCCCTTCATGGCCCGTGACTAAGACTCAACTAGCCATGGGAGTACGGGAGTTGGACACGAGAACGATCATAAGAACCCGCCGGGTGCTCGTTGGCGGGCGGTGGTTCCTGATCCTGGGGCTTGTGTTTTACAGCCTCATGACAACAACCCCGTTCGTCAGCGCGCACAGCGAGTGGGAATGGTCCGGCTGGGTGCTGGGGCTGATCGTCGACGCGGCCTTCATCATGGCGCTGTCAGCGGAAAGCACGCTCGCGAAGTACGGCGTCACGAAGCTGGGGAAGTGGCCGGTTGCCTTCCGCTGGGTGACCGGGTTGGCGTCCGTCTTCCTGAACGTGTGGCTGAGCGTCAGCGAACATGACTGGGTGGGCGTGGCCGTTCACCTGATCGCGCCGGCGCTCGTCATGCTTCTCGCTGAGGTTGGACCCGTGTACATGAAGGCGCTTGCCGACGCTGAGCGGGAGGCTAACGCCGAAGCCCTGAGCACCGCTGTAACGCTGGAGATGCGCGGGGCCGACCCGACACCCGCACGGTTCCTGTACGAGCCTGAGACGGAGCCTGAGGCGTACGAGACGCCGGATGACAGCGGGCTTGAGGATGCCGGATACGAGCACGCACCGCGCATGTCCCGCAAGGAAGCGAACGAGATCATCGAGAAGGGTTGGCGGCACAAGCTGAACCCGATCGAAGTTGCTTCCGCTGCTGGACGCCACCCGGCAACCGTGCGCCGGAAGTACAAGGAACTTGACGCGGCACTGACCGCATGACACGAGCCCCGTACTGACTGCCTTGCCGGCGGCCGGTACGGGGCTTTTTACGTGGCTGAAGCCCTGTACGTGTCGGCGTACAGGGCTCCGGTATCGGGGGTCAGCGGGCAGTGCGGTACTTGCGCCAAAGCCTCTGACCGTAGGGGCAACCGCTGGTCGCCTTCGGGGCGTGCGCGCACATGTGGCAGTGATCAGCGTGCTTCAGCCACGACGCGTAAGCCGTCTGGACGTACTTCAGCGCGGCGCTCATCGCTTCGTCCCGTGCGGGTGCCGGCGGATCTCAACGTTGCAGTCGGTCACGCGGGACATGTCGCGACCCTTCCGCGCCTCTTCACGCTCCCTGACAAGGGCTGAACACACTTTGCATCCCGTTGTGGGCTGTGCTTCGTCGAGTACCTGACTAGTCTGTGTCACGGCGGCACGCTCCAGTCGTGTTGGCCAGTACCCCCGGACCGGTCGCACGGTTCGGGGGTTTCGTCGTTTCGTCACGGTAGCGCGATCGGCCAGGGTTCGCCATAGCGCGCCATAGATAACCCTGAGTCGACTGGCACGCAATAGCTACCTACGGTTGGTTGCATGGGTGATCTTGACGACACACGCCCGAAGTGGGTACAGATCTTCGAAATTCTCAGCGCGCGAATCGGTGACGGTACGTATCCGCCGGACACGCGCATTCCGACGTCGTTGGAGCTGCAAGCGGAATTCAGCGTGGCCAACGCGACGGCACAGAAGGTGTATCGGCGGCTCCGCGAAGACGGGCTGATCCGCACCGAACCCGGCATGGGCTCGTACGTGAAGCGGCCGGCGTAGCCACGTTTCCGCTGGTCAGGCGCTTGCGTTGTCAAGTTACCCCCAACTGAGCTAACCTCAAAGTTGACTCAGTTTGGGATACCGTAGAGGCATGACACCAGGGGTGGTTACCGGGATGGCGATCCACGCGGCGGGTTACGACAGACAGTCGTACGCGAAGGAAAATCAAAGCGTAGCGTCACCAGCATCACAGCGGGCAGCGAACGAGAAAGCCGCATCGGACCTTCGTCAGCGCGGTGAGGACGTCACGTGGGTTGGCCACTTCTCCGAAGCCCCCGGCACGTCCGCCTTCGGTTCCGCTGAACGCCCACAGTTCGACCGGCTGTTGAGCGAGTGCCGGCGCGGCCATGTGAACATGATCTTCGTCATGTACGTGAGCCGCTTCTCCCGGCTCGACCCGCTTGAAGCAATTCCCATCGTAACCGAATTGCTCAACATCGGTGTCACGATCGTGTCCGTTACGGAGGGTACATTCCGTAAGGGCAACATCATGGACTTGATCCATATCATCATGCGTCTCGACGCCGCGCATAACGAAAGCAAAAACAAGTCTGACGCTATTCAGGGGGTTAAAGAATCGGCAAAGGCGCTCGGTGGCTATTTGGGTGGGCGACCCCCATACGGCTTTATGATGGTGCCCGAGAACGTGCCAGTGGGCGACGGCAAACACATCACGATTCAGACGCTTCAGCATTCGACGGAGAAGCTTTCCGGGCCCATCAAGAGTGAGCCTGACGTAATCCGCGAGATGTGGGCGCGCATTCAAAAGCACCGTGACACACCGTTCATTCCGTCCGGGCCGGGCGTAGGTCACCCAGGCTCAATCAGCGGCATTTGCGCGGCATTCGAAGCTGAGGGCGTACCGACACGAGGTAACGCCGTAGGAAAGCTCACAGCGGGTAGCACGTGGGACGCCGCTGTCGTTAAGCGCATCTTGCGTGACCCGCGCGTTGCCGGCTTTCAGGCTGACCCCGTGTACAAGACAGACACCGCCGGTAAGAAGACGTACACGATCACGGAGTACCGCATTCGGCGCGACCCCGTCACCATGGCTCCGCTGACGCTCGACTGTGGACCCATCCTCCCGCCGGACGAATGGCACGACCTACAAGGGTGGTTGGACGGCAGAGGGCGCGGCAAGGGGTTGTCACGGGGGCAAGCACTGCTGTCCGCCATGGAGCGGCTGTACTGCGAGTGTGGGGCGAACGGTTCAGGCCACAAGGCCGGCAGCGTCGGAGCAACCTACCGGTGCACGCGGCGGCGGAAGCTTCCCGGACAGCACGAGGGCGGCAACACAATCAACATGGCAGCACTCGACCAGTACGTTGCCGGCCGCATCATGGCGCGCATCGGTACCGCTGACCACGAGGACGAAGCCACGCTAGCGATGCTGTGGGAAGCCACACGACGCTTCGGCAAGCTGACAGAAGCCCCTGAGACAACCGGTGAGCGCGCGTCACTCCTCTCCGAACGACACGACGCGCTAGGGGCGCTGAACGAACTGTACGAGGACCGGGCGGCCGGCGGGTATGGCGGGGCGATCGGGCGCAAGCACTTCCTGAAGGCTGAGGCAGCGGCAACGGCACGGCTACAGGGTGCGGAAGCCCGGCTAGCCGAACTCGACCAAGCACAGAACCCGATCATGCCCATTGGTGAGTGGCTGGGTGAGCCTGGCGCTGACCCGATTGGGCCCGACTCGTGGTGGGGGCGCAGCGGGATGCCTGAGAGACGCGCGTTCGTGGCACTGTTCATCGACCGCATTGAGATCCTGCGGAACCCGGTACCAGGGGCGCAGACACCCGTGGAGCAGCGCGTGCGGCTCACGTGGGCGACGCCGGAAGAGACCGAGGACGACGTAGCAGCGTAGCGAAGGGGCGCCGGCCAGCGTGGCTAGCGCCCTTTTTGCCGGACTTCGAATCGTTAGTTTGCCTAACTACATGTTCCTTCGTCACGACAGCGGACAGGCGACAGGCGTCTGACCTGCAAGGAGTGATGAAGTGACGTTGTGACTATATTTCTGAATTCACATAAGAAAACTCTATAGGTAATCCGGATCAGACACCACTTCGTCACAACGTCACCGCGCTCCCCCGTCGCTGAACAGGTCACCGACTCCCTTCATATAGGTAGAGGGGCACGCGCCGCGCATACAGGATCACTTAGATACGGCGGACCGAGCGCGTGCCACTTGTCGGGTTGCTCCCTTGATCTCTCCCAGGGTTGAGCACCCGGCGTTGCTTCGTTGGCCTAGCGGTTAGGGCATCGCCTTGTCATGGCGAGGATCACCGGTTCGAATCCGGTACGAGGCGCGGGGCACACAGCACCGACCACGAGGTTACCCGCTGTGTGCCCACTCACGGTGAGTAGGTTGCCGGCAGGCTGGGGGTGCTGATGCGTACGCAGTGCATTGACTGTGACGAGTTGGCCACCCATGCCGGCCGGTGCGAAGCCCATCATGCGGAGTACGGGCGCCGGCGCAGCGTGAGAAGCCATGCTGTGCGGCGTGCGGCGATCGCGCGGGGCAACAATGCGGCGGCGGCGTTGCGGCGGGCTGTGCGGGCTGCTGGTGGCGCTGAGTGTGGTTGGTGCCGGGGCTTCTATCGGCCGAGCATCGTGGATATCGACCATGTGTTGCCGCTGTCGCAGGGTGGTGAGGACGTTGAGTCGAACGTTCAGCCCTTGTGCAAGGCATGTCACAAGGCGAAGACGGCTGTTGACTTCGGTAAGCGGCCCTTTTGACCGGGGCCAGGGGTACGGGTATGGCGCCCGTTTAAGACCTGTTTCCGAACAGGCGCCCCTGGTCACTGCTAAACGCGACGCCTAAGGGTGTCGTCCTGCGGTGCTTCGCGGACAGGACTCGCCCTCACACGGCTGGTGACCTACGCGAAGCGCCTGCCCGCTGGTAGCCCAATTGGAAGAGGCTCACGGCTTAGACCCGTGATGTTGTGGGTTCGACTCCCACCTAGCGGACGGAGCACGAGACGCAAGCGGGGCACGCACTCCCTGGCCCACTACGGGTTCTCGTGCAAGTGGGTATAGCTCAGCTTGGCCAGAGCACTCCGTTTGGGACGGAGACGTCGTGGGTTCGAATCCCGCTGCCCGCACAACATAATCAAGGGGTGACTATGGGTGCTCGTTCTGTGTGCTCGACCCCCGGTTGCCCCGTGCTTGTCTATCCTGCCGGCCGATGCGCTGAGTGTGTGGCTAAGGCTGCTGCTATGCGTCGCGCGCGTGGTGGGAGCACTGCTAAGCGTGGCTACGACAAGGGGTGGCAGCGTACGCGCAAGGCCTACCTAAGGGCCCATCCGCTGTGTGAGTGCGCTGAGTGTGCTGCTGTGCCTATGCCATTGCGTCAGCCGGCTACTGAGGTTGATCACATTGATGGGCTCGGACCATTGGGCCCACGTGGTCACGACTGGTCGAACCTCAGGGCCATGACGAAGGCTCATCACTCACGAGAGACAGCGAAGCATCAGCCTGGTGGTTGGAATGATCGCGAATGATGTGCAATTTGCATACGTTTGCGATTCGTTTGCTTTCGTGAGCATGGGGTGGGGGGTGACCCCTGCCGGCCTAGGGGACCTTGAACGCGGGGGAGGGCGCCGGCAGGTGTGCCCGGTTCAAACACCCGTTTGATCTTGCTGGCACGCGCCGGCACTTTGCACTGCAAACACGCGAACGGAGGTGATCACCCATGCCACGAGGCGGAGCACGCGTACGATCCGGGCCGGCACCGACCAGTCAGGAGCGGAGCCACAAGGCAGACGCGCAAGGCTGGGTGACCCTCCCCGCTGATGGTCGCGATGGGTATGAGCCGGCCTTCCCGCTGGCCGATCCGTCGCCGCGTGAGATGCAGCTATGGGAGCGCCTTTGGGAGACACCCCAGGCGACCATGTGGGAGCAACTTCACCAAGAGTTCGAGGTTGCCTCGTACGTCCGGCTGCTCGTTCGTGCTGAGTCTCCACGGTCCTCCGCGATCGTCTGGGGTCAGGTCAAGCAATTCGCCGAATCACTCGGTTTGAGCGTGAGCGGTATGCAGCGCAACAAGTGGACCATTGCCCCGGTTGGCCAGGCTGACGATGATGCGCCGGCTGTGTCGGGGGTGTCGTCGCTGACTGCCCGGCTTAAGGCGGTGGGCGGTGACTGACGGTAAGTGCTTGGTGGTCACGCTCGCATGGATCGAGGCTCATGCTGTCATCCCTGACGGGTTTCGGCAAGGTGAGCCGTTCGAGTTGCTTGCCTGGCAACTCAAGGTAGCAAGCAACATGTACACGGTGCGTGACACGGCGGAAGTCGGTCAGAAGTCGTCTGCGTTCGTCTACCGGCGCGCGCAAGTGATCATGCCTCAGAAGTCCGGCAAGGGCCCGTTTGCGGCTGCTGTCGTGCTCGCTGAGGCTGCTGGGCCAACGGTGTTCGCCGGCTTCGCTGAGGGTGGCGAGCGGTACCGCTGCAAGGATCACGGTTGCCCCTGCGGCTGGGTGTACGAGTACGCCGAAGGCGAGCCCATGGCGGTTCCCCAGCCCACGCCGTTGATTCAGCTCTTGGCCACGTCTGAGGATCAGGTTGCCAACGTCTACAGGCCGCTGGTCGCCATGGTCAAGCACGGGTCGCTAGGCGCTGTCATGAGCGTGCGTGAAGGCTTCATGCGGGTAGGCGACGAAGGCCGCATTGACGTCGTGACTTCGTCGGCCCAATCGCGCCTGGGTAACCCGATTACGTTCGCCATTCAGGATGAGACAGGCACGTACACAGCGACGAACAAGATGATCAAGGTCGCTGAGACGATGCGTCGTGGTCTCGCCGGCATGTCCGGGCGCAGCATGGAGACGACGAACGCTTACGACCCGTCGGAGTACAGCACCGCGCAGCGCACGCACGAGGGTAAGGCCGAGGACGTTTACCGGTACTTCCCTCAGGCGCCGGCCACGCTGAGCTACCGAAACAAGGTTGAGCGCCGCCGGATTCATAAGGCTGTGTACGTCGACTGCCCGCATATCGACCTTGACGCCATTGAGGCTGAGGCCGCTGAGCTTCTTGAGTCGGACCCTGGGCAGGCTGAGCGGTTCTTCGGTAACCGCATCATGGCTGGTCACGGTTCGTGGCTTGAGGCGGCGCACTGGATATCGCGCGCGAGTGACCGCGAGAAGCCGGCGCCATCGGCATACAAGCTGATGAAGGTTCCGATTGTCCTGGGCTTCGACGGCTCGGATAGCGACGACTGGACAGGCATTCGCGCTGAGACGCTGGAAGGCTTTCAGTTCACGCCCACATACGGGCCTAGCGACCGCCCTACGGTATGGGACCCAGCGGAGTGGGGCGGGCAGGTGCCGCGCCTTGAAGTCGACGCAGCGGTTAGCGAACTGTTCGCGAAGTACGACGTCAAACTCATGTACTGCGACCCACCTTATTGGGAAACGGAAGTGGACCAGTGGGCTGAGCGGTACGGAGACAGGCGCGTTGTCCGCTGGCACACTCGCCGGCCGATGCAAATGCACGCTGCCGCTGAGCGGATCAAGACTGACGTCATTAAGAAGGATTCGAATTTCACGCACGACGGTTGCCCGATTACGGAGCGCCACGTGTTCAACGCGCGTATGGCCGCGCGTCCGTCTGATCGCTATGTGCTGGCCAAGCCTGAGCACAAACGAAAGATCGACCTTGCGGTTGTCAGTGTGCTCACGCATGAAGCTGCGTGTGACGCGATCGCCGCCGGCCTGTTGAAGCGTAAGCCCTTTTACATGTCTGCCTAGAAAGGAGCGCGGTGGCTACATACGGTGAAGCACTATCGCTTGTTCAGCTACTTGAGAACGAGCTAATGAACCGGCGTCCGCGTGTCCAGCGGCATTCGGCGTATTACCAGGGTGAGCAGAAGCTAGCGTTTGCGTCGGATCAGTTTCGGAAGTTTCACGGTGACCGGTACCGCGATTTCGCGGACAACTGGGTACAGGTAACGTCCGACTCGCCGGTTGAGCGACTGACGGTGAACGGCGTTCTGCCCGCCGGCATGACCGAGGCTGACAAGGAATCGTGGCGCGTCTGGCAAATGAACGCGCTTGACGCTGACTCGCAACTTGGCTTCCTCGGTGCTGTCAACAGTGGGCGCAGCTTCGTGCTCGTCTGGGGCAATCCGGATGATCCGGAGACGCCTGAGGTGACGTTTGAGGATGCCTCACAGTGCATTGTCGCGTACGTGCCTGGGTCCCGCCGGAAGCGCCGTGCCGCGCTGAAACGTTGGGATGATGGGTTTCGCAGTTTCGCCACGCTGTACCTTGCAAACGAGGTGTGGAAGTTCGAGCGGCCGATTCTGGGCACGAGCACCAAGACGCCGCAGATGCGCTCCGTTGACAATGAGCTTGACCAGTGGCTACCGCGCGACATGGGTGACGAGCCGAACCCTCAGCCAAACCCTATGGGCGTGGTTCCGATTGTTGAGCTTCCCAACCGGCCGATGCTGGCGGACGAGCCCGTAAGTGATATCGCGGGTGTGATCGCCATGCAGGATGCTGTGAACCTCTTGTGGGCGCAGTTGTTCACCGCTGCTGACTATGCGTCGTTCCCTCAGCGCATCGTCCTGGGTGCCGAGGTTCCGGAAATCCCGATCCTTGACGAGACGGGCCAGATTGTTGGTTCGCGCCCGGTTGATATGGAACGGTTCGCGGTCGACCGCGTCATGTTCTTCACGGGTGATGACGTCAAGGTCACTGAGTGGACTGCGGCGAACCTTGAGGCATACACGAACGTGATGGAAGTGGCCGTGGGTCACATTGCCGCACAGACGCGCACGCCTCAGCATTACCTGATTGGCAAGATGGCGAATCTGTCCGGTGACGCGCTGTTGGCCGCTGAGACTGGTCTAGTCAAGCGGGTTGAAGAGAAGCAGATTTGGTTTGGTCAGGCGCTCCGCGAGATGTTCCGGCTGATCGCGCTCGCGCAGGGTGACGACGGTAAGGCGAAGGCCATTGCCGGCGGACGAGTGCTGTGGGCTGACGCCGAATCGCGCAGTCAGGCACAACAGGCTGACGCACTGCTGAAGCTGAAACAGATCGGGTTCCCTTTCGAGTTCCTGGCGCTGCGCTTCGGCATTACGCCGACTGAGCTAGCCGACATTCTGCTGATGCGCGAGAAGGAGCTACAGGCTGACCCCATGGGCGCGTTCACGTCGCTGATGGCACGTGATCCGGCGCAGGGAGACACCACGAATGGCAGCAAGTTGGCGGGCACAGCGGCACCAGCAGCAGCGTGAGGCACTAGCGGACGCTACGGCGCGCGCGGTTCTCGCTGAGTGGGCAAAGGTCAATCCTGATGATGTGGCGCGCGATTGGGCGCGTCTGCTTCCGAAGGTTACGGCGTATGTGCAGGCTGGTCAGCTTCACGCGGCTGAGGGCACGCATACATTCATGCGCGAACTGTTGGGCGCTGACGCTGATCTGAGTCCGCAGATTGTGCCTGAACAGTTCGCATCACAAACGCCCGACGGGCGAGACGCAATGGGTTTGCTCGCACGCGCGGTCCCGAATGCGATCACTGCGCGGCGTAAAGGGTTCAGTCCGCGTGCCGCAATGGCTCGTGCCGCTGGGTTCCTTGACATGGTTGTGCGCACTGTGGTCGCTGACACTGGCCGACAGGCTGATCAGGCGGCGATGGTGGCCAACAAGGGTGTAACCGGCTACGTGCGCGTTGTGGAGCTTCCCGCGTGCTCGCGGTGCATCATCCTGGCCGGCCGCGAGTACGGCGTTTCCAGCGGCTTTCTGCGGCATCCTCGCTGCGATTGCACGATGGAGCCTGTCACGCGCAAGCACATGCCGACACCACTTCGGCCGGCCGACCTGTTCGACAGCATGACCCCCGCCCAACGACGCAAGGTCTTTGGCGAAGCCGGGGCGAAGGCGATTCAGGATGGGGCGCGCATCTCCAGCGTGGTCAACGCTCGCAAGAGTATGGATCGCGTCGAGATGTTCGGGAAGACGGTACAGGTGACGCATGTCGGCACCGGTAGCCGGAAGAACCCGCGTCCCCCGCGTCTGATGCCGGAGGAGATTTACCGCCTAGCCGAGGCGGAGAACAGTGACCCGAAGGCGCAGCGAGAGCACGCCATTCGACTGCTGTACAAGAACGGCTATCTCCGCTAGCGCGCAATGCGCAGCGGTTCCATCCCACTCACGGTGAGTGGGTTAACCCCCGCAATGGAGGCGCTTCACCATGCCCGAAGACATCGAGAACGAGACCGAGACCGACGCTACCGCTGAGGGTGTCACCGACGAGACTACGTCGACTGGCACGGATGACGACACCACTCCGGAGGGTGCCGACTCCCTAGGCGACGCCGGTAAGCGCGCTCTTGATTCGATGAAGTCGAAGTGGAAGGCGGAGCGTACCCAGCGTCAGGCGCTTGA